CGAAGTGGTGCGCCCATCTCTGCATTTTTTGCAGTCTCAACTTCAAACTTTAACTGAGCAGGATCACGGCTGATCTGACCTCTAGTGAGTTCGGGCGTGAAAGGCAGATCAGCTGCTAAAGCTTGCCGAATAGTTGCCTGATCTACTTGCGCAGCGCCAATGTTTGCAGGCGCTGGACCATTGTTTGAGCTCTCACGATTAAAGATATTTTTAGCGGCTTCCGTAACAGCATTAACTGGACGTTTAGCTTGTTCAACCGCTTGCGCCACAACAGGTTTTGCAGCTTGAGCTACCTCCCTTGCCGCTGTGGTCGTCACTGGTACAGATGCACGCCCTAGAGTTGCAGCAGCAGTTCCGACACCACCACCCAAGACAGGCGGCAAAGTATCAAGACCAGTATCTTCAATAAACTCACCCACCGCACCTACAGCACGTCTACCGCCTGCCGTGTTTGGTTCATAAGTCAGAGCATTAGAAACCTGTGTAGCTCGATTTACAGCATTCTGTGCGCCTTGCTGTGTGCCAAAAGTGCCATCAACGACAGATTCGGCGATGCCATGAAAACCACCAGCAGCCTGACCAATCACACCACCGACTACACCAGTTGCAACCGTTAAGCCTGCTTCTGTGCCGCCGATAATTTTATCCATTGTGCTTAATGGTGCTTGCTGTTGTTTTGGTTGTGGCGGTTGATCTTCTCGAATCACGCCATTTTCATCAAAATCAGGTAATCCAGTTGGTGCTGTTTGACTCGCTGGATTTTGCTTATCAAAGGTAGCCAGTAAGCTATTTACTCGATCCTGTTTTTGCTGTGGATTAATTTGATTTTTGGTTGTGTTAGCCTTAACTTGCTTGTCGTAAGTAGCCACCAATTGATTGATTCTATTTTGCGCTGGCTTGCGATTAGGTGGCTTAATTTCCCCGACCATAGTTTTAGTTTCATCCCATGTTTTAGGGTTGCCGCCTAATTGTCTATAAAAATCATCCCGATTTTTGTGTCCAGATTTGTATTCTGGATCGTTGTAACGCCACTTGATAAAGTTTGTACCCAGCACCTTGGTTGCCGTGTCGTAATCAACATCTGGATTGGATAGGAAAGTTTTCTTTGTTGCTGCGTATTCAGGCTTTGTATTGATCTCATGAACAGCATATTTCGCCATTTCATCAAGTGAGTCCTGACTTTGCTGAATCTTACCATCTACATACAAACCATTTGATTTAAGTCTTGCAAGCAATGGCGCTTCACGACCACTCTGCCAAGACAGCAAACCAACGTTTGTTTTCTTGTTTTTGTCGTCAGTATGTACACCAAAAACAACACTTGGATCGAAAGAGTTTTCACGCCCCACCTCAGCAGTCATGATACGCGCCTGATTTTCGCTCAATCCTGCTTTCATGAAAGCTTTCATTACGTTCTGTTGTAAAGATGCCATAACTTTTCCTTAGGCAAATAAAAAACCGCCAGAAGGCGGCTTGGTTTCTTTAATATTTTACGGCTTGAATATGCTAATTAGGTCTTTTGGTTTAACCACGCCCAAAAAGATGAAGGAGAGGCTAATAATTAGAGCGTAACAAATGCCTGAAATAATAAAGGCTGCGGCAATGCCCTCTAAATCCCATTGGAATATGCTACCAATCAAGCCAACAACAAATCCAGCCGTTGTTAATATCCAGCAAACTAGTAAAAAACGAGCAAAAACAATTTTTAGTCTATTCATAATAACCCCCTTATTATTAAAGAAAGGTTATCACAAAATAGTCACTCAATCCCTAGCTGATTAGCGATCTGCTGCATTTCCGCAGGCGATACCCCACGAGCTTTTGCAGCTTCCACTACCTCAGATGAATAACCATTGCCTTTGGTTGCATACATTTGAGCTTTCCTGTTTGCTGATTGGGCTGCTTTAGATAACTGCTTTGCGACTTCAGTCAAGCTTTGCTGCACAGCTTCTGGTTCTTGGTTTGGGTTAATAGATGCAATGGATGCTTTTAATGCTGCGCCTTCTGACTCTGTTAATGCGCCAAGACCGCGCATTTGATCAACCTGAGCCAAGAAGATTTTAGACTTCATGGTTTCAAGTTTTTGATCAAAATTATATTCATCTGTACCGGGAACATTGCGCATTGCTCTGTTCCAATAACCACCAGTTGATTCATAAATCGACTTGGTGTCGTTTGCTAGTTGAGCCGCTAATTTAGAGCCTTCTGCAGCATTTCTAGCTGCTGTTGCAAAACCTTCAACCTTTTCCAATCGCGCCATGCGTTGTTCGGGTTTTTCTTTTGCGGCAGCCATGGCTCTAGCCTGCGTTCGCTCCTCTTGGTTGAGTTTCTCGTAAGCTAACTGCTGTTCTTGATCAAGCTTCGCATAGTACTGATCGTTTTGAAGTTGCATTTTCTGCTGTTCAAGTACACGACCTGTTTGACGATCTTCAACTTGTGACTCAAGGTTATTAATCTCAGCCTGAGTTTTATCGCCATACCAAAGCGTTTCAGTTTTCGTTTTTTCGGCTTCAGCCTTGGTTTTGTCGGTCTGAGCTTTCTTGATGTTAATTTCTTCTGGTAGCATCTGGATTTCTCCCAACGCCCCTGAAATGTCCTTGAATTTAGACATATCAGAAGAAGCCATCATCAAGCCAGCCATTGTTCCCAATCCTTCAGGATCAAGATCAGCCATTTTTGCTAATTGGCGTGTACGCACCGCATCATCTTGACGACCTGAATTTTCGTGACCTAAAGCCTCTGTTTCAAGAATACTTTTCGCAATATCTGGGCGTCCACTTTTGATGGCTGCGTAAACACTGGATGATGTTTTAAATAAACCCTGCTGTCGACCCGCATCCAAAACATCGTAAGATCGTTTAAAGTCTTCAGATAAGGATGGGAATCGCGTCATGATAGTGGCGTAGTCATCATGGGTTTTGTTTGGTTTTGATGCAAAGGCTGAAAGTTCTTCCTGCATTTGCTGTTTCTGAATGGCTTCACGTTCAGCTTGCTCTTTAGCTTGCGTGAACTGCCCAATCTGCATCCCTTGAGTGAGACCAGTCATAGCAGACTGAACGGGATTTTGCACATCAAGCATATAATTAATAGGCTGCATAATTAAAACACCCCCATCATTTTCATTCCACCAACCTGACCAATCGCACTATTAACACTATTCCATGCATTTGCAGTGGCTTGTCCAGATGCTAGAGCCGCACCCGCTTGTGCTGCACCAGACTGTTGATACAGGTTAGAAATATTGCTTGCCGTTTGCATGCCAGCGTTGCCTGTCCCCGCTGCTGCGTTTTGACCCAGCGCAGTCATGCCAGCTAGGTTTTGATAACGCTGACTGATTAACTGATTAAGCAATTGTGGTCTAAACTGGGCTAATGCTGCTTGAGTGTTGCCACCACGCAGACCACCAGTAGCCGATGCATTTTGTAAAATGGCATTTTCACCTTGTTGCAAATATGTCTGCATTTCAGAGCTATTGTTAATGTTGTTAATAGCGTTCTGCTGAGCTGCATTACCATTGATACCGAGTAAGTTTTGCTGACCAGTCAAACCACCAAGACCAGCATCCGCATAAGGTTTTAAGAGTTTCTGAACTGCGTCAAACTGTCGGCGCTGTTCCTCAACTCCTTTTTCAGATGCTTCAATCTGGGCACCTGATGCTGTTTTTGCTGCCTTTTTTTGGGCTTGAGAAGACATCACACCACCCACGATCGCACTACCAACTACTGCTGCTGCTACCATATTATCCCCCTAACCAAGTAGAGTAGTAAGTTTCCACAGGCTCATAACCTAATTTTTCAAACAACCAAGATGCATCTTTGTGGAGCTTTGATCCAACAAACATGCGCTGAACACCACGTTGCTTTAATTGCTGTTCAACAAACTTAAATAGTTGAAAACCAGTGCCACTCCCTCGATGCTCAGGCAGCACATAGAAAATATCCATCTGACAAGTCAGGCAGGTTGAGTAATGCAGCCCAGGGGCGATAAAACCAATAAAATAGCCGATCAACTGACCGGCTTTTCTCAATGTTACAAACAGCAATCCGCCATTCTGTTCACTAGCAATGTATTTGTCATATTGTGGTGATAGTGGCACCTTGTCCTGGTTTAAAGCTAACTCCTTGTAGTGAATTGGTAGCAATGGTTTTAAATGCTCAAGGTTTTCTTCAAAACTTTCCACATGGGTTGTAATCATTTTTTCACCTTAATATCAATCACAATTGAAATTCGATCGCAAGCCGAGTTGTTGACAACCTCATGATTCAATTTATTGTTAAACCAAAATACATCACCTGCTTTCATATCCATCTGCTCATCACCTGCTCGAATATAACAACCAGGCGCGGACTGTAGAACAACATGGAATCGCGTGTAGTAAGCTGTATGCTCGGGGCTATCCTCATGAGGATAAATGCGACCGCCAGGGGCAATTTTATTAATCATTACCCGCCCAAGGCGTTCTCCCTGAACCAGAGCCATAAGACCAAATACAATAGGGCGTGCTTCTGTTAAAACACCAAAGGCTGGATAATCAATGCTTTCGTGCTGATCAAATTGAGACTCGCCACGCTTGTATTTTTCAAGCTCTTCTTCTTGTTCAAATACACGTTTTTCAGGAAAACGGAGCATTATTGATTCAATTTCACCAAATGGTCCTTGCTGGTAGTCGCGCAAATAAGTATCTTCTTTCCAGAGATCGGGGTGGCGCTTAATGTTCAATATCAATAAATTGACATCGGCTGTTGTGATTAAATGGAAATTTTTCATTATTATGTAACCTCCCGCCCTGATGCCCGAATAGTAAGTGAAGTGGCAGCACTGGCAATCATGCTGATCGCATCGCCTGACTCTAAAACATGCCCAACCAGTTCAGGGCAAACATAGGTTTCACCCGATGCAACCGACTTATCTTTAATGAGCGCGTTAGCATCACCAACCGCACCACCTGAAGGCACCACGTTACAACTAAACGTCACAGCTGCTGCTGTTGTATTGGTAACTGTAACCTTATCGATCATGGTTTTGGCATTGGCAGCAATGTACTGGTTTGTTTGTGCTGCCTCTAATTGCTTAGAGGGGATAATACATTTAACTTTGACAGCCATTAAACTATCTCCAAAGTTGAAATTTCGTGATATGAAATCTGAGTGGGTTCTGGTGATTCGATCTGGATATGCTCATGCCGAGGCGTTAAGTCGTCAAATTGACAACTGCACTGATACACTGGCTCCATTGCTTTAATGCTAGCCAACTCATCAATTGCATAAAGCAATGCCATTGCTAAGGCTGCTTGAGCGGTTGCACTTTCAGCCAATGTCTGAACATCATCAAGGCTTTGCTGCTGATTATTAAATTCACCAGGTAATATTTCAAAAACCTGCTCAAAGGCTTTGAGTGTTCTAGGGTCTTTAAAAATCTTGGTAAGCTCTTCCCGACTTGGTTTTTTAGGTCTAACTAGCATTTAAACCCCCAAAGGCTCTACTTTTGCCTCTAGACGTGCAATAGATAAGCGTGCTGCTGATGTGCCTGTAAATCGCTGTATGCGCCAGTTTTGCATATACCCCTGCTGGAACCACACAAGGCGCTTTGTGCGCTCTCCACGTTTGCCCACACTAATAAACTTAGGCATTGACCACTCGACGCCATCTACTGAGTATTGGGTGTAAATTCGGGATTCTTTGCCAAACGCATTGCGACCAGTTAAAGCAACCAATTCGAGTTGATGAAAGATTGCACCGCTCGATTCGTTGTAAACAATCGCTGTGCCAAATTGCCATTCAACAACATCACCCCAATGCTCGCCCGATTCATCGGTTAGAACGCCTAGCTTTGGTTCTGAAGTGTGACCAACAAACCATTTGTTATAGGCATGAGTCATGTTTCGAGCTTTATAGCCACCACCACTATTCAAAATAAACCATGTTGGCTGACCTGTAGTCTGTGACGCAACAGAGTCATAAACCAAAGTTTGATCTGGTAGATGAATGTATAACCATGAGTGACCATCAACCTGTCGAGATTCTAGCTGGCATTCGGTTAATTGGCTTTCTGTGTAATTTGAAAGAATTTGCTCAACTTCGCGTGTTGCAATCTTTTGTGACGAACCCGCTGCAGCAATATAAACCGTGATGGCTTCGTTTCGCCCACCACCAAGCATAGCGATTGCATCCATGTAAACACATGCAGTGTTTTTGCTTAGTGCGCCTTTGGTGGTCTGAGCGCCATCAATGCGCTGAAATGGAAAGTATTCACCGCCGACGTTATCAAATACTTCAATTGTGTGGCGGTTCAGCACATAGGCTTCATTACGAAGTTTGATTAGACCAACAATAGGATCGGGGTCTACTTCTGAAGAGCCATATTTAAGCGGATTTACATCAAATGGATTGTTTAACTCAGTGATAACAATGTTATTGCTATCACTTGTCATGAAATAACCATCTACCCAAATCACATCATGCACAGCGCCTAAATTTGAGTCTGTGACTTGTTTGAGCGTGCCGTTGTATAAGTACAAGGCATTTCCTGCATTAATAGCCAAATAATCAAATGAGTAATCAAATGAACATAGCCCACCTGATTGCACATTGCCAATCTCTATAATTTGACCAGTTGCTGTGATTTTTACAAACTTGGTGCCGCAAACTCGATAATGCTCACCACGCCAAACAATACCGCCACGATCTACACCTGGCAGGTCTGCGACATGATTAATACCCTCGGCTGGCCTTAAATATCCTGCTGAAATCCCCTGCCCTTTTGGTACTGGAATCAGGTTGACAGGGTAAGCTGTGCGAAAATCAGAGTTATTGTCAGTATAGATTCCATCCAAAATAGGGATTTGCATATTTACCCCACTCGATACCAAGTATTTGAGAGTTTGTCGTATTTCAACTTAAAGAAACCGTTTGCAGCCAAGGCATTTGGTGCGCCAATGACAAGTGCATTATTTCCATCGATAGAGAAGCTATTCACCTGTTGAGCACAAGCAACCAATAAGACTTGACCATCAGTCACAGTGTAACGCTCAGGCAGTTTGATTGAGCCAGTCGTAATGCTTACAGATGGATTGAGGATTAAGTATGTGCCGACTTCATGATTTTCTATATCCAGCGTAAAATCTGCATTTGGATTAAAGTGCTGAATATTGATTGGTGGATAATCAACCTTCTTGATACTTTCCTGAATTTTCTCAATCATTAAATCAACCGGTACACCACGAAAATCTTGATTGTTTGCACTCCAAATCACCACTGAATCGCAATCGTTAATCTTGTCTGTGATATTTAATCGTTTATTCATTTGTGAAACTCACTGATGTGTCTGGTGCAAAAACTGTTTTGGTGGGTGTCTTTTCAACGAAAGGCAGACAATCGCCTTTATGACCAGCACCACGCGGCAAAGATGGGTCAAGTCGTACACGCGGCGGGTTGCTGAGCATGGCCAATTGAATCGTTTCAAAACCATCTTTGGCCATAGCCTTGGTTTCGACCGAGACCACCTTTCCGAATGCACCAGCCAAGCGAATAGACAGATTTAAAACCACCGCTTCAACCGCATAATCTGGGATAAAGGTCTCTTGATCCAAGTCGCCACTGTTGGCATCACTTGATAATGGATAACCAAAACGAATGTCTTTGCTATCCCATAAAGCCATCATTGAATCAAGTTTGCGTTTAGCGCTCTCAACCTGCTCTGGCTGCATATCAAACACATAAGATGCAAGTCCTAGTTCTTCAAGCGCCTGCTCAACAATTTGTCTTTTAGTCCAGGACATTTAGCACCCCACATATTTAAGATTGATTTTCTGACTCAAGCACTAAATTAATTAATGCTGGCTTACCATCACGTGCACCGTATTCAACTTTTCGCTCATCAAGCAGCTTGCGCAGCTCATCGGCTGGCATATCTTCAACTTGTTTAAAGCGAATCTGTTTGCGCAACTTTTGGTTTTCTTTTAGAGCTTCGACCAGTTCTTCTTTGAGCTTGGTGTTTTCTTCACCTAGCGCATCAAATTGTTCAGTAGTCACAAAGCTTTGAGGCGCTTCGCTTGGCGCAACTTCTTCAATTTTTAGCTCAGGCTCGGGCAAGTCGATGTAATCTACCCATCCGTTATCACGCAATACCTGTTCTTCAATATCGTCGTGAACAGTGGAGTCTTCAAAGTTTTTCTGATCGCCCTTATAGAGCATTTTTGGATAATTTGACAATTTTCACTACTCCAAAAATGACGACGCCCGCATATAGCGGGCATTTGTCGTCATGTTTTTATTAGGTTTGATTGAACAACTGAACACCAGCCATTTCTGGATTAAGCAGCGCAGTACCGAAGTCAATGTCCCAACGCGCTTTACATGAAAGGTCGTTAATATTGCCTTGACGGGTATATGTGATGCCAATACCTAAATCGGTAGTCGCACGCATTACTTGCCAACCATCATCAGCATCAACTGCAAAGGCGCCTGGAATCAAGATCAAGCTTTCTTTGCGGAAGAATGGGTTAAGCGGTGCTGCAGCAGTATTCAACCAAGTCAATGCTGCACCAGCCGCTGGAGCATTGGTCACGTTCGCATACTCTTTCGAAGCAATAGAGCCTTCGGTCGGGTCGATAATCGCAGGATAAATACGGAGTGTATTTGCCGCTGGCTTATCCACCACACGGAAAGTTTTAAGCGATCCAGTGTCTTGCTTGGTGATCAAATGAACCTCATTCACACCCGCAATAGTAAAGGCATCACCGATTTGAATGCCGGCATAACCCGCCGAAGTCACCACTAAATCTGTATAGCGATTGTCTTTGTTTTCCTCAAGACCTGCTGAAGTGGTGGTTGCGGCCGGAATAGTACGTTGGTTTGCACCATTCACAGTTGTAGCACCACCAGCTGCCGCAGTTAAGCGAACTTCCTGATCATTTTTAAACACTTCAAAACCAGCCACATCATGACGAATCATGGCTTTTTCATAAGCATTTTTAGAGCGCGCAGTATCTTCAGAACGACTCGCTAAATTACCTGCCATTGCATTCATAGCTGAAGGCGAATAGAACGCCATACGGCCATCAGCAGGAACGCCAATGCGCGTCATGCGAGTATCAATGTCAGCAACATCATCATAACCAGTTGCTGCACCTGTTCGCTTTGACACGATAGAGCCAAACAATGCTGCTGTACGGAACAATGCAGTATTCACATCAGAAGCAAGTTTCTGCTTTGCTGCCTTACCGAATTGATCCATTGCATAAGCATTGCGCAGGTTTTTAGAGGAAAGGGTTTTAGGTACTGATTTGTGATAACCAATTGATGCCGGCACGTTTAACTGAGTCAAGCCATCAAAATTGGCAGTCTGATCGAAACCATCGTAAGACGCACCAATCATTGGTGCAGGAATCCAGAACTTATCACGCGCATTCACTGCTTCCTGAGCAGTCATTGGGTCGTAAAGTTCAGCCCCTTTTGCAATAACAAGCAGGCCTTCAAAACCTTCGATCACATCATCAAACATGACCTGTTCTTGTTTAGTAAAGCTTGTAGCCATAAGTATTCACCTTATTTCTGTAAAGATTTTTTGTATTTAATCAGCTCGGTACGATTACCAGTTTTCGCTGCTTTTGCTTCAAGTTGCGCTAACTTTTGATCTACCACACCAGACAAGCCAGCCGATCCGCTGGGTTTTCGCTCTGGTTGAGTTGATGGTTTGCGAGTTTGGATTTTCATTTGAGAGTCCAGTTTTGCCGCAGCAAAGGCGAATTGAATTGGGTCTGTAATTTCAGATAGCTCTTGTGCTTTCTTTGGATTTTTCCCCAAGTGATACAAAATCAATTCAGGATTTTCAGCAGCATGAATCAAAATGCCCTGCTGGGTCGCTGTGAGTTTATCTTTTGCAGCTTCTTCTACTTCCTCAAAGTCACGAACTTTGGATGCCACATTTTGACGACGCTCTTCATAGCTTTGCATTTTGGTCTGCCATGCTTGCTTAACCTTTTCCTCTTCAACCTGCTTTGCTGCCTGCTGCTGTTCAACTTGGCGTTTGCGCTCATGCCATTGTTCAACTGCGCTTTCAAATTGATCTTCGTCATAATCAAAGTCGGCAAGCCTTGGCTTTGGTCCAACTTCAATCGGCTTTTCAGCTGGTTTAACCTGTTGCACCTGAGCTTCTAGCTCTTTGATGCGTTTTCGTGCTTCACGCTCTTTTTTGCGAAGGTCTTTTACCCATATTGGCGCTGGTTTGCCGCTAAAGTCATCATCCTCGGATGGCTTTGGCTCTTCATCGCCCGCTGTAATAACAAACTCTTCATCTTCAGACGTCTCATCATCGGACTGGTTTGCTTCATCTTGGGTTTTTTCTGGATTTTCCTGACTTTCATCTTCCTGATTGTCTTCAATCGGGTCGATGTTGTCTTCTTTATCCAGTTCTGTGCGCAGGTCTTCAATTGACATATTGCATTTCCTCGTTCTGTATAGGCTGAACGGTTGCCTGTTGTGGTTGC